CAGTTCTGATGTGATTTTCTTGTCAAACAGTGGTGTTCGTTCATTGATGAGAACGATTCAAGAGAAGTCTGCTCCTGAGAGGGACTTGTCTAAGAATGTGCGTAATGATTTGATGAACGATGTTGCTTCTCAGAATCTGGCAAATATCAAGTCTGTTTACTCTGAGAGAGAAGGCTTTTATCTGTTGACGATGCCTGTTACGCAGTCTGTGTACTGTTTTGACAGTAAAGTGATCTTACAAGATGGTTCTTCCCGTATAACGACATGGGACTCTATTACGCCTACTTGTTTGGCATCATTGAGGGATGGCTCTGTCTACATTGGTAAGAATGGCTACATTGGTCAATATACGGGCTATAACGACTACGAGTCCACTTATCGGATGCAGTATTACACAAACCATGCAGACCTTGGTAATGTGAATCAGACATCTGTTTTAAAGAAGATTTCTACTGTTGTGATTGGTGGAACGAACCAAGCAGTCATCTTTAAGTGGGGCTTTGACTTCAAGACAAACTATCTCAGTGCGACAACAACTATTCCTGTTCAGGGTATTGCCGAGTATGGCATTGCTGAATATGGTGCTAATGCAACAGTAGTAGCGGAGTATTCTGATGGCGTTGCACTGAATACATTGAAAGTATCTGCCAGTGGTACTGGTAAGGTTGTTCAAACTGGTTATGAGTCTGATATTAACGGGTCACAGTTGTCGATCCAAAAGATTGAAATCCAAGCTAAGAATGGGAAACTATCATGAGTAGTTATACAAAAAGCACTAACTTCGCCAGTAAAGATAACTTAACCTCTGGCAATCCTGCAAAGATTGTTAAAGGTACGGAGATTGATACTGAGTTCAACAACATTGCTACGGCTATAAATAGTAAGCAAGACTATGACTCTGATCTAGCCGCCTTTGCCGCTAAGACTGCACCTACTGGTGATGTTGTTGGCACTACAGATACTCAAGGTCTGACAAACAAGACTTTGACAAACCCAACTGTCACCAATTATGTTGAGACACCATTTACTGCTAACAGTTCTACAGCTATTACGTTAGATTTAACCAATGGTACTGTTCAGATTATTACTTTGACAGGCAATGCAACAATTACAATGCCAACGGCTACATCTGGCAAGTCTTTTGTTTTGTTTTTAAAGCAAGATGCTACAGGCTCAAGGACAGTTACTTGGTCAACAGTTAAGTGGCCTTCTGGTACTGCACCAACTATTACAAGTACAGCATCTAAACAAGATATTTTCAGCTTCTTTGCTGATGGTACTAATTGGTATGGTGTTACTGTTGGTCAGAACTACACTCCATAAGGAATCATAAATGTTTGCTTCTGGAAAATCAGCGTCAGTATCTGCTGTAGCCAACTACATCGAGGACGTATTCAGCACTTGGCTCTACACAGGCAACGGCTCTACGCAGACCATCACCAATGGTATTGATCTGGCGGGTGAGGGTGGGTTGGTTTGGTTGAAAAGCAGGACAAATGCAGCATCCCATGAACTTGTTGATACGGTCAGAGGCGCCAATAAACGCCTTCAATCCGACACTACTGGCGCGGAATCAGCGGCTTCAGACTTAGCAGCATTTAATTCAAACGGATTTGATCTTCAGTACCTAACAGCGCAAGGTAATGCGTCAGGGCAAAACTACGTCTCATGGACATTCCGCAAGCAGCCGAAGTTCTTTGATGTGGTGACGTATACGGGTACAGGCTCAAACCGCACCATAGCTCACAATTTAGGAAGCACTCCCGGTGTAATCATTATTAAACAAACCAGCGCTGCTGGACAGGATTGGCCTGTTTATCATAGAAGTCTTGGCCCTACTTATGTTTCATATCTTGATTTAACAAATGCCGCAAGCACATCTAGAGGAGGCTTTGTTTGGAATAACACAGCCCCTACTAGCACAGTGTTTAGTGTTGGTATTGGTGGAGAGGTAAACAGCTCTGGTGAAACCTACGTAGCCTACCTATTCGCCCACGACGCTGGAGGCTTTGGCCTGTCTGGTACGGACAATGTGATTTCGTGTGGGTCGTTTACGACTGATGGCAGTGGTAACGCTACTGTGAATCTAGGGTATGAGCCACAATGGACAATGACCAAGCGAACAGACTCTTCAGGTGTTTGGTCAATGAATGATGTGATGAGGGGGATGCCACTATCCAGCGGCAATCAACTTTTGGAAGCGCAATCAAGCGCCGCCGAGTCAACTGGTGGGCAATCGCTTAAACCAAATGCAACGGGTTTTACAGTTACTGGAACAAACGCAAGCGCCACATTCATCTACATCGCCATCCGCCGTGGCCCGATGAAAGTGCCTACTGATGGTACTAAGGTGTTTGCGCCTGCGTATTACTCTTCTGGTTTAGCTACAGGTACAAAGTCAACTACGAACTTTCCTGTTGATATGCAGATGGTTCGCTATACGCCCGGAACGTCTTCTATTAACAGTATGTTTGTAGATCGGCTGCGCGGTGTATCAAGTACTTCAGGGACGGTTTCAGGGCCATATTTGGTTTCTTCTTCAACTGCCGCTGAAACCACATCAGGCTCAAACGGATGGGATAACACAGGTTTCTATCGGGCTGGCGGTTTTGGCCCTAGTGACCCTTCTGTCTATCATTCATTAGGTCGCGCCCCCGGCTACATGGATGTTTGTTGCTATACGGGTACGGGCGTTACAAGAACTGTGGCGCACAACCTGACGGTAGTGCCTGAGTTGATGATTTTTAAAGTGAGAGGATCAACTGGTTCATGGCAGGTCTATGCTGCGCCTCTTGGAGCAACAAACGCATTGATTCTGGAAAGCACCAATGCTTCAGCAGCCACGAGCAACTTCAACAACACAGCACCTACATCTTCTGTTTTTTCTGTTGGTAGTTTTTCTGGAACAAACGGTTCTGGTCTAACTTATGTCAACTACCTCTTTGCCACCTGCCCCGGCGTGAGCAAAGTAGGCAGCTACACAGGCAACGGCAGCAACCAGACCATCAACTGCGGCTTCACAGGTGGTGCAAGGTTTGTGATGATCAAGCGCACAGACAGCACTGGTGATTGGTACGTCTGGGACACAGCAAGGGGCATTGTCTCTGGCAACGATCCGCACTTGAGTCTGAACACCACAGCAGCCGAAGTGACAACAGATGACAGCGTGGACACTGACAGCACAGGATTTGTTGTCAATCAGTTGTCAGCCACAAACATCAACGTCACCTCTGCCACATACATCTTCTTGGCAATCGCATAAGGAACAATCATGCAAATTAGACTCAAATTAAATGGACAAGTTATGTACGAAAGTGAGTTTCGTGCATTGTTTCCAAACACATCTTTACCCCAACAGTTGTCTGAATCTCTCATTAACGAACTTGGTGGCGATGTAGTCTTTGAAGGCGCACAGGCATCTCCAACACGCTACCAAATTGGTTTTCGTGATGGTGTAGAGCAAGTCAATGGCAAGTGGTACACAAAGTATTCTGTGGCTGACATGGAAGATGAGGCTAAGACTGCTAAAGATGTTGAACAAGCCAAGTCTGTACGCAATACCCGTGACCAGTTATTGAAGGATTCTGATTGGACACAAGTAGCTGATGCTCCTGTTGACAAACAAGTATGGGCTACCTATCGTCAAGCCTTGCGTGATGTGACTACGCAAACAGGTTTCCCTTGGACAATTACATGGCCTGATGCGCCACAATAAGGAGTAATCATGGCAGTAACTAATCAACAAATTATTGACTATCTCTTAGCCAATCCTAATCTTAGCGATGCTCAGATTGTCTCCACTATGGAGCAATTTAAGATTTCCCCTGCTCAATTGGCTAGTGCTGTTAATCTACCTGAAGGGCAGATTGCTTCCCGTGTAGCGGCTATAGTTCCTAATGGTCAAACAGTTCAGCTTGGCGACACCATTGTTCAACCTGTTTATCAAGTATCTGGCTCTGGTCAAGATCGGCAGATTGGTGGACTTGAGAACGTCATTACCTATAAAGCAAGTGATAACAAAACTGGTGGTGCTTATACACAATACACACCTACTGGTGAAGTAGAGAAAACTGGCACACAACAAGAAGTTAAAAGTGGTCTAAAAGAGTTTGCTCTTGGTGCTGGATTGCTTTTGGGTTTGCCAACTTTATTGAATGCGGGTGCTGGTGCAGGTAGTGTGCTTGGTACGGCAGGGACTGCTGGTATGTCTGCGGCTGAACTTGCTCAACTAGATTTGGGACTTGGTGGTGCGGGTGGAACAGCAGGCGCTACATCTCTTGGCAACGCATTGGCTACTGGTGCAAATGTTGGTACTTTGACTAATTTAACTGGTGGCAGTAATTCTGGTCTATTTTCTAATGTAGGCTCTACTTTGGGCAATATAGGTTCAACAATAGGAACAACATTAGGCACAGCAGGAACTGACTTGATTACTAAGGTTGGTACTGGTATTGGCACTAATCTTCTCACAGGTGTAGGAACAAAATTAGCTGGTGATGCTATTACTGGCGGTCTAGGGTTAGCAGGTGGCGTTCTCCAACAACAACAGTCGAGAGAAGCCGCACAAACTGCCGCACAGAATGTTGATAAAGCTACTCAACAAGCGGTAGAAGCCTCACAGTTCCGTCCTGTAGGCATGACTACTCGCTTTGGTACGTCTAACTATACTTATGACCCTGTAACGGGACGTATGACTTCTGCGGGCTATCAGTTAAGTCCAGAAGCTAAAGCGGCTCAGGATCGTTTGGTTGGCTTGGCAGGTCGTGGTTTGACACAAGCTGAAGCAGCTCAAGCTCAATTTGCACCACTTCAAACAGGCGCACAGAACTTGTTTGGCTTGGGTAATCAGTACATCTCTCAATCTCCACAAGATGTGGCTCAAAACTACATCAATCAACAGATGCAGTTGTTGCAACCTTCTCGTGAAGTAGAGTTAGCTAATCTGCAAAACAGACTACAACAACAAGGTCGTGCGGGTCTATCTGTTGCTCAAGGCGGTACTTTGGGTGCTACTACTCCTGAACTTCAGGCTCTCTACAATGCTAGAGCGCAACAAGAAGCAGTCTTGGCGGCTAATGCTCAACAAGCTGGTCAACAGAACGTCTTGTTTGGTGCAGGTCTATTAGGTCAAGGCGCTCAAGCTATGGGTCAATACTATGGTGGTCAACAAGCGGCATACGCCCCTTATACGACTGCATTGGGACAAGTACAGAACTTGGAGTCTCTTGCTCAACAGCCGCTTCAGATGGGCGCTCAACTTGGTCAAACAGCGGCTACAGCAGGTGCTAATGCGGGTCGAATTGGTCTTACAGGCGCACAAATCTCTGGTAACTTGATGACAAGCCCTGCGGTAACAAACAATCCTTATGCGGCTTTCTTAAGTGGTTTGGGTTCTCCAACATCTACATTAGGACAGGGTTTGGCTAATTGGGTGACAGGAACAGGATACGCCCCTCCAAGCCTGTTTAGTGCTGTTGGTGGTGGTGGGTTTGGTACTGGTAATGTCTTTGGCAACCAAGACCTTGGCTCTTATTTGTAAGGAAAAATCATGGCTGAAATTGTAGGAAGTTTATTTGGCATAACGCCCGATATGTATGAGCGCCAACAACGCCAATCGGCTATGAATGAAGGTGCGGCTTTCGCACGTATGGCCCCTGAAGACCGAGCAATTGCGGGTATTTACTCAGCAGGTGCGGGTTTAGGTCGCACAGCAGGTGGCTTGTTGGGTGTAGAAGACCCACAGATGAAGCTAATCAGTGCCCGTCAATCAATCATTGGTCAACTAGATCAAACAGACCCTGCTTCTTTGTTAAGAGGCGCTAAATCTCTTTCAGAAATGGGAGATCAACAAGGTGCTTTTGCATTGGCAGACTATGCTCGTAAAGCGCAAGAGAGTATTGCTTTGGCTCAACAACGTATGCGTGAAAGAGCCGCTGTTGATCCATTCCAACAACTATTAAGAACAGGAAAATATACTCCCGAAAGTCTTGCAGAATTTGAAAAAACAGGGAAACCTGCGGATTTGGTTTTATACGAAAAACCAGAAAAGCCTGTCAAACCTAATTATGGCCCTGCAGCCGACATACTAGCCAGAGCAGAATTTGGTAAGTTATTTGATGAGCTGACTCAGGCAGAAGCAAAAGTAATTGATACTGAGTTGGAAAAACGTGGCATAAAGAAAGCCTCGGCTGGTGCGGCCCAGACAAATGTAAATTCTTATACGCCTGCTAGTGTTGAAGCACAAAAACAATTCATACAAGATGTTGCTAAAGAGCGTTCAGTTCTTCGTACTGCACCTGATACGATTAAAAACATAGAGGCCGCAAAGAAACTGATACCTACTGCAAGCACATTTATGGGTAAAGGTGGAGAGCCATTGCTTGCGGCAGCTAGTTTCTTAAATAACCGACTTGGCTTTGGTATTAGTACACAAGGTGTTACTGATGCTACAGTTCTTAGAACTAGATTGTTTGAGGGAATTCTTGATAATCTGAAAAAATTGGATTCTCAACCCTCTCAAGAGCAACAACGTGTGTTGAGCGAAGCATTGGGTAATCTGGGAACAGACCCTGCCGCATTGGAGCAAATTCTTAATCGTATTGGTGAAACTGTTACAGATCGTGTTGATCGCTTTAACATTGATGTAACCGAATCAGAGGCAAGGGGTGTTAAATTCCCATTTAAGCCACAAATTACTTTGCCACAACGTCCTCGTGCTTCTGGTAGTGCTGCAAGTCAAATACCAACCAGTACACCATCTGTACCAACAGTAAGTATTGACCAAGAAAGGCAAAACGCAAGAGCCGCAATTGCCGCAGGCGCACCCGCTGATAAAGTGCGTGAGCGTTTCAAACAAAAAACTAATCAGGAGTTGTAAATGACTACTGGATATGAAGACTTGCTCCCAACTCAAGCAACGGGCGTTTCTGGTTATGAAGGCCTTATGGTTGTTCAACCAGCATCAAAACAACAACCAACAAACTCATTAGGTCAATTGTTAAGGTCTGCCGCTTCACTTGCTGACGTTACTGTTGGCGGTGTATTACCCGCTGCCGCACAGATGGTAGGCTACCCTTTGGCACGTTTAGGACGCTCTCCAGAAGAGGCTCAAGCGGCTACACAAAGGATTGTGTCTGCTGTTGATAAACCATTTGGAAAGATGGCTGGCGTTACTGAGACTCCAGAATATCAGGGTGAGGCTGGTCGTCAGATCATGGACTTCATTGGTGAAAACTTCCAAAAAGGAGCTAAATGGATTGCTGATAAAACAGGTCTTCCCGCTTCTGACGTTGAAAGTTACATGGCTTCATTAAGTGTTGCCGCACCTGCTATGGCGAGACCTGCTGCTCGAACAATACAAGAGTTAGCCGCACCCGCACTAGAGAGAGCCACTATTGGTGCAAAGATGCCTTTTGAAGAACGTGCGCAAGCTAGGCGTGAAAGACTATCTTTGGAAGACTACGCTCGTGGGCCACAGATTGATGCGGCTAAAGAAGCGCAACGTCTTGGTATTGCTTTAAGTCCAGAAAACATTAAATCAACAATTGGAACAAGAACACTTGCTGCAGTTGCTGGTGAGCAAGGCACAAAAGCAATAACTGATGTAAACAGAAATCAAGTTCGTAAAGTTGCTATCAATGAGTTAGGCTTGCCAGAAACTACGCAATTTGATAGCACAAAACCTTTTAATGACGCAAGACTTAAAGTTTCTAAACCTTACACTCAAATAAATCAGCTTCCAACAATGACCGCTGAAAGCGCAACTTTAGAGGCACTTGAAGGTTTGCGTCCACAAAAATCAATTATTGGTTCAAACAAATATGCTAAAAACATCAATGATGTTATTGATGATGCGGTTCTTAAAACTACAGATGGTTTAACAGGACGGGAATTATTAGATAACATAAAAACATTACGTCAACGATCTCAAGCAGTTTACAGAAATAAACAATCTAGTTTAGATGCTCTTGATTCAGCATACACAAATTTAGCAATTGCTAATGTTTTGGAATCAATGATTGAGGCAAACATTTTTAATCCTAAATTGTTGTCTGAGTTTAGACAATCCCGTCAAAAGATGGCTAAAACTTATGCCTATGAAGCCGCTACAGACTTTAATACTGGCATTATTGATGTTAATAAACTTAGCTCTATAACATCAAAAGATAATACATACACTGGCGATATTGCTTCACTTGGTAAGATTGCGGGTAATTATCCAGATGCGTTTGCTGTTAAACCATCACAAGGACGTGCTGATACGCCTCGCATTGCAAGAGCAAGTATTGGCGGTGCAACGGGTTTAGCAATTGGTAGTCAATTTGGTGCTGGAGGAGCTGCATTGGGAGGCCTTCTAGGAACTTTAGCTGGTGAAGGCGCAGGTTCATTGGCCTCAAGAATCATAGCCTCACCAAGTTATCAATCAGGATTAACTTTGCGTGACGCACGTATTCCTGTTAGTCAGGTAGCAACTGCGGCACAACCAATTCCTCAGAGTCAGGCTATTGTTCCTTATCAACAAGAAGTATTTGACCCATCGGTCGGAGGGCCTGCTAGTAAATTGCGTGTTGTCTATGATGAAAACGGGCGACCAATTTACAAACCAGAAGAACCTCGTCAGGGATTTACAACGCCACAACAGACGCCTCCATTTGGCCCAACTGTGTTTGAATCTCAACGTGGTTTGCCTAACGAAGTGCCACGTCAAATTTACGAAGCACAAAAACGTGCAGAAATGGCGCAAGAATTTAGGGCTGTTGCCGAACGCAAACCTGCTAGTGGTGGGATTGAGTTTACATTTGATGCCGCTGGTAATCTTGTACCAGTAACTACTTCTGGTGCGGGTGGAGTATTGCCTACCGCCTTAGAGTCTGCTATTCAGAAAATGTCTGGTCAGGTTATTGAACAACCTAGCACTAGCTATAGAACTCAAACAATCTCTCCCAAAACTGGTGCTAAACCATACACACGTATTGTAAAAAAAGAGGGTGAAACAACTTTTGAACGTGGTGTTAATCAAGCGTTTGCAATGACTGCTGAAGAGAAAATTGCATGGAACAAACTTAAAGTTGATTTAGGCGAAGTTGTCCCAGGCATGAAGACTCTCTCTAATGAGACTATTCTTAACAGACTTCAAGACGTTGAGTGGGCTAAAGATGCTGTTAAAAAGGCTCGTGAAAAAGCTGTTGCTTATCAGGAAATAGCAAATCGTGCAAAAACCAGAGATGCTCAACGAGAAGCCATTGCTAACAGAGATCGTCTATACGATACTGCCGAGCAAATGGAAAATACACTTCGCTTGCCAAGACCTGACGTAAGTGGCAAACAACAAGGCCCAAAGACTCGTGCGGCTTTCCGTGAGGGTTTGCTTACCAATCCACCAGAGCCATTTAGGATGGAAATCCGTGGCACTAACCGACTTTTGTCAGGTGATTAAATGAAAGACTGGGCTGTAGCATTCATTGCAGCAGTCTGTGTCACTGTATTTGTAGTATTTTGTAGTTATATTATTGTTTGGGCATTTCCGTGATCGCCTTTCTCTTGGCGGCAACCATAGAGTACCGATGTATTAAATGGACTTGGACTGGCGATGTGTTTAATCGCAGAGTAGTCTG